GATTAATAATTTTTATTGTTTTATTAAAGATACTTTCTAAAGTCTTTTTTTCATGGTCTTTTAAAGTGTCTTTAAACTTGCTTAAATTTTGACTAACTGAAACATTAATTTCAATCAGTTCTTTTTTGGTAAATTTAACTGACATTAATCTCCTTTGGGGTTTAATATTATGTTTGTGAAACTTATCGATTATCTGCTGGGCAACAGTAAAATTATAATCGGTAATTTCTATATTATTTTTATTAGTTAGCACTAATCATGCCTCCCATATCTTTTTACTAAAATGTTATGAACCCGATCCCAATTTTTTCTTATTTTAAATTGCTGTAAAGTTTGGGGTTCTCTAAGAGCAACTTTGTCTAGCTCTATTTTTTTCAATATTAATTTTTCTTCTAATGATTTACTGCCCAGGCATTTCGGATCATCCTGGACAGCTGCTTTAAGTTTTAATAATTTATTGTTCAATTATTTAACCCCCTTTAGTTATCTGATAGCTGTTTTTTATAAAGTGTATCAAAATTCTGGGCAGCTAGTTCTTTTACCCATTTTTGAAAGTTTGCGTATTTGAAGATATGTTCGGTATCTCCGTTGGGAATTAAAGTAACCAATTGCAGCGACCATACTCCCCATTCATTAATGAAGTCATTCTTGGTAAAATCTTTTTTACCCAGGAAAGATCCCTGGTCTACAGTAATTGTTTTTTCTGCCATTAAGCCTCCTTTTGGTTAATTAAAAATATCCCTATTGGACTATTTGGAT